ACTCAAGTTTATTTAATCCAACACTATGAAAATATTCATCAATTGGTCCTGTAAAAATAATTTTTTCAAACATTGATAAATCATTATTGTTATTTTGTTTAAAACTCTCAAAATCACAATTTAGTTTAATAGTAATATTTGGACTATCAAGCATTTTTTCAACGAATGCAGTGTATCCGTGCTTCGGTAACACTTGGTACTTGTGGTCAAAATATCTGGTATCAAATGAGTTTCTTATTGGGATTCTAGCAAGAACGGAAGAATCTAATTCGCTGGGGTATTTATTCCATTGTTTATATGTATAATTTGAAAACATTTTATGATAGAGCAACTCTCCTACTATAGATTTACACATTTCTTCGCTATTAGTAATGCTGTCATATTGAACTTGGTTCTTTTTTAACCACTCGTTCATGTCATCTGTCGTTTGAAGCGTTTCATTGCATAAAGTATTGACCGTGGTAATATTTACGGGAACTGAAACAAATTTATTGTCAACATATGACAACACGGTATGTTCCCAACGAACCCATTCCGAAAACATGTTGATATATTTCCATATTTTCTCATCATTTGTTTTGAAAAGGTGAGCTCCGTATTTACACATTAAAATATTCGTTTCTTGGTCTTTATAATCATAACAATTTCCTCCAATGTGGTCCCTTTTATCAATGATTAAAACTTTTTTATTCAAAACATTGGCAATTCTTTCAGCAATAGTTGCTCCACTAAGTCCGCATCCAACTATTAAAAACATTTATTTATTTTATTAATTATTATAAATAGTTGTTTTTAATATTAAAAAAGTATTTATTTACAATAATTATATTAATTATTAAAAAACCATATTAAATATTAAGACATAACAACTATAACAAATAAAAATAATAATTATAAATATAAAAATATGGATTTTATCATTCCAAATTCAAAAAATAATAACACGGTCTTGAAAAATGTAGATGAAACAAACATCATGTCAACCATGCCAATAATGGAAATAGAAACAGTAAACACAAATCCAACCCTTTGTTTTATTACAATGTGTAAAAATGAAGAACATTGCATTCAACAAACATTAGAGTCTGTTTATAAACACATTGATTATTGGGTTGTTTGTGATACAGGTTCAACAGATAAAACGTGTGACATTGTAACAAGTTTTTTCAAAGAGAAGAATATACCGGGTGAACTATTTGTAGATGAGTGGATTGGTTTTGATAAAAACAAGACACTAATGTTTGAAAGAGCTTATAAAAAAACCGATTATGTTTTGCATTTAGATGCAGATGATTTTTTGGTTGGCGATTTCAAAAAAGAATTAATATCCCAGGCAAAAAGTGACAAGTTTGATTTTAAAACGAAAAGAGGCAATTCTCAATTCACAACGAGTTACTTGTATAACAATTCATTACAATGGGTTTACGCGGGTGTAGCACACAATATTATTGTATGTTTGAATAAAAGTGATATAGTAGAATCGAATATTTTTATAAGTGAAGATGACGGAGGGTTGTACGTCGATGCGAATGAAAGGGGGTCTAGAAAATTAGACCCGAATAAGTATTTGAACGATGCTTTAAAATTAAAGAATCAATTTTTTGAAACATTGCACGAAGACCCATATGGGTTGAATAGCAGGTCCGTTTTTTATACTGCTCAGAGTTATTATGATTCAAAAATGTTCAAGGAAGCGTACCAATGGTATAATTTATACACGAAACTAAAAGATACTTGGATTGAAGAGGAATTTGAGTCACAAATGAGGTTGGGGCGTTGCATGATTCATTTGAAATATCATGTTGACAAAGTAATTAATCAATTTGAAAAAGCGATTAAAATATTTCCGGATAGAGCCGAACCATATTATGCGCTGGGAAAGTTTTTGAATGTGGAGCCGCATAACGAGCTAGGGTATAAGTATTTGAAAGAAGCAAAAAATAAAAATGTGGAAGAAGTATTGAAAAAATATAGATTATTTGTGGACGTATTCGTGTATGGAAAATATGTGAATGATGAACTATCAGTTGCATGTTATTGGACAAATCGGGGGAATGAAGGTTTTAAATTATTGAATGAAATAATAAATGATGATGACTGTTATTTCGCGGAGCATAAGGAAAGGTTTGAAACGAATAAACAACATTTTATGAATAAGTATAGAATGTTACACCTATAATTTATAATTTATAATTTACCATATAGGAATTGAAGATGCAGAGAGAAATATGTTCAGTTAAGATATCTGAACATATTTTATTATTTTATTTTATTTTATTTCATGATTTCATAGTTTTCACATGATAAATAACACATTTTAAAATAGTTGATTAAAACTTCTTCTTTTTCGTTGTGAAGTGCGAAACATTTCATTCTACCAAATCCGTATTTGTCAAGTTCTCTGAACAAGTAATCTAAAGTTTGCGCGCCATCAATAATAAAAAAATCATTAGTTGGGTCCTGGTAGAGTTCGGTTATTCTTTCAATATTTTTAAATAGCTGATTCAAGCCAACGATGCAATACTGTTTCTTGTAGTCGGTATTTATTATCAAATTAGAATATTTGTGTTCATACGTGTTGGTGTTTCGCTTCCAGATGTTACTGTGTTCATATGTATATTTTTCATCCTCGTGAGCATTTTGTTTTTTCATTACATTATTTATGTCAAAAGCGTCATAATATTTTTGTTTAATGTAATTTGGACCGATTCGGTTAATTTCGGCATTTCTAATGAGCGAAAAGTTATTGTTTCCATCATTCATATATTGAACGTATCCCATTTTATGAATTTTTGCCATTTTTGTATTGACGGCAGTTCTTAGCAGTATTTCATAATCATCGCAAATTGGCAAGTATTCGCAATAGTTTCCAATTGTTGAAAGCAAATCTTTTCTCCAGATGCGCGGGTGGTTGGGACAACAAACCAAATGACTGAGCGTAATGTTGTTTATATTTGGCGTGTTGTAGACATATACCCACGTATTGTTGTATTTTTGGCAGTAGTATGAACCATACCCCTTGCAAATAATTCCATCCCCGTACCAATAATTTTTGCCATTTTCATAAATATTGATAAAGTCCATATAAATAAATCCTACTTCTTCTTTTTCTTCAAATAATTTAGCCGAATCTTCTAATACAAATGGTAAAATTTCATCGTCGTGGTCTAGTTCCAGCACATATTTTCCTCGGCATAAACTAACAGCTTCGTTTTTTACATTACCAATGTAACCATTATTTTCAAATCGTTTATATAATCGCACCCGACGGTCTTGTGACAACTGGCTAACCAAGTATTTGAAATTTTTGTCATCAGGCGAATCATCCATAATTACCCATTCCCAATTTTGTAACGTTTGTGATTTCAAACTGTTGAATGCTCTGATAATTTTATCAAAAGAGTTGAATGTTGATGTAAAGATGGAAAACGTGGGTCTAGTTTTTTCGCGAGGTAAACTACAAATGGCGATGAACATTTCATTTACAACTTTGTTTAATTCAGCTACCCAGTTGTTTGTAAATTCGGTTAAATGAATAATTCGATTTGAAAAATTTGAATCAAATGTAGAGACTATATCTTGATATTTTGCCTTATTTTTTTCAAAAATAATTAGTATAGGATAAGTTTGCTTGTAAAAATTATTCAACTGTTTTTTTGAATGAATAACATGCATCGTAAATTGCAGGTCGTTTGAACTGCGTTCGATGACGGAGTCTACATATTCATACTCATTATCGCGATAAAATAGAATAAATGGATACTTCATTTTATGTTATATTATTTACTATTGTTTATTTAAGTAAATATAAAACTAGAATATTTTTTTGATTATTATTTATTTCTTCATTTTCCTCACCCGCTTCTTTCCACCTTCTTCATCTTCCGCTTCCTCTTTTTATATGAAAGATAATTAAAATGTTATAAAAAATATTATGCAACAACTAATATAGAAATATATACATATATATTATAGACGGACGGACAAAGAGCGATACAACAACCGATAGTAATCAAATAATGACAAAAATAATTATAAGAAAGAAACAAGAGTATCATTTAATAAATAATGATGAAAACCAAGATAACCAGAATCATCACGAAGTTGATAAAAATGTCATTATTGATGAATTAAAATCAACATCGAAATCAAAATCGTCGAAATCATTAGTGGCAAAATCAAAATTAGTTTTAAAACGTTTACCAGAAGAAGAAATATCAATAAATAATTATGCATTATTATTATGCAATGATTATGACTATAAAGTTATTGATTTAAAAAAAATGTGCAATAAAATCCAGAGATATTATGGTTGTAAAAAAATGAAAACAACCGGAACAAAGGTTGAAATGAAACAAAATATATACAATTTTTATAATCAAACGTTTTATTGTATAAAAATTCAGTTGAAATTTAAAAGTTATTTACGTAGAAAAATGATAATGTTGCGAGGTCCTGCGTTGAAAAATAGAGACATTTGTATAAATGAGACAGATTTTTACACACTGGACCCGATTCGAGATATTCCAGATACTCAATTTTTCAGTTATGAAGAAAAATGTGGAGTGAAAACGTGTTGTT